TAATTATTTTGTTCCACAACAAGGTTTATTACAAAACACACCTACATTAGACACATTGTCAGATTTAGATGTTATGCAACAAAGACCACAATCTTTGTTAAATATGATTGACCAATACCCAACACTTGAAAGCGACTTTCAAAGAAGTTTTGCGGTTAGTCCTGATACATTTAATATGAATGTTTATCAAAGGTTACCTTATGACCCTGCTTTTTGGGAGTCTTTTGTTAATCAAGGTGGCAGCACAACTGATGATGGTATTGATTTAACAGGTTTAGGTGCTGCAGGTTTAATTGGTGCAGGTGCAACAAGTTTACTTGGTAGTGATGATAGCGGTACAGATGGTAGTGGTTCTAATAACGGAGGTATTGATACTGGAACAATTATTACAGGAGGTTCAGGTAATGATACCCTTGCTGGAGGTACAGGAACTAACACAATAGAAATTAACTCAAATACAAGTGGTGGCACAACAATAAGTACAATAAATGGAGCAGGTGGTAATGATACAATAGATGGTGGCACAGGTACTGAAACAACAGAAATTCCATCAGAAAATAATATTTTAACAAGTACACTTACTGGTGGTACTGGTAATGATATTATTGATAGCGGAACAGGAAGTGAAACAGAAGAAACATCAGGTTATATTACAAAAGATAATGCTACAAACATTATAAATACATTAGTTGATATAGGTGACATTACAGCAAATGACGCAGCTAGTTTAATTAACACAATAGAAACAACAAATGCAAATTTTGGTTCAGCTCTTTTAACTGGTTTAAGTTCTATTGCAGGTAGTTCTGCTCAAGCAAGTAATTTAATAAATAATGCAGAAACAATTTTAAGTGGAACAAGAACCGCTCCATCAGGTGTTGCTGGCTCGTCATTTAAACAAACTAGTGAAGGTGGGGGATTAAGTCTTGATGGCTCTATTGATGGACAAATAAATTTAAGTGATACAGGAAGTGAATTTAATTTGCAATCAGCAGGAACAACACCCACAGGTGCAACTGCTTTTGAAACTTTTACTAAAGATGGACAAACTTTTTATGAAGTTTTTACTGATGCAGATGGATATATTATTACAAAATTTGACCCAACTAGTAACCAAATGATACCTGTTGATGACCCAAGAAGTATGTTTGAAAAAGGTTTAGATAAAGCTAGTAATTTTATGAATAGTCCTCTTAATGAAGGTTTTGGTGCTGCTGGTTCAACATTAAATAATGCAACACAATTAACGCCTACTGAATTATTATCTTTAGGTGCTGGTTTATTAAGTTTAAATGCTGCACTTGAAGAAGCAACACCAACAAATGTTTTTGGTTCTGCGGTTGGTTTAGGTGCATCAGGGTTATTAGGTGGAACAGCAACTGTAAGTACAGGTGGTGCTGCTGCATTAGGAGGTTCAGGCATAACTACGACTCTTGGAACAGGAATACAAGGTCTTGCAACTAATCCATTAACAGCAGCTATTGCTATGGGTTTATTGTTTGCAGAAGGTTTAGCACCTGACCCATCTAATAAAACAGGTTTTAGTGGTTTTGATTTAGCAACCTCATCAAGTGAAGATTTTGGCATGGGTGGCGATAAATTTAAACAAGGCAATGTTGATAAAGCATCAGCAATATCACAAGGTATGGGTACTGCTATTAATACTATTGCAGATGGCTTTGGTTTAAAAACAGAAGGTGATGTTTTAGTGCAAACAGGTAATCGTGACCCATTAAGTGTAACTTACGGCAATCAAGAAACAGAACAAACTGCAGATAATAGATTAAATTATAATCCTGAAACTGGAGATATTATTAACTCAACTGATGATATTCAAAGATTTTATTACACAGGTGAAAATGGTTTTGATGCTAATATGTTGGCAAATGATTTAATACAAGGCACAACTTTATTATCGTTAAAAGCTGTTGCAAATGGTGAAGATACAATAGATATTTCAAATCTTAGTAAAGTTTCACAATCACCTGACGCTTATAAAAATTCTTTATTGTCACAAGGATATACAGAGCAAGGTGCTGACACAATGTTAAATATTGCACAATTTGGTGGAGTTGACACAATGGGATTACTTGGAAACAAAGCTATTGTTGCTACAAACGAAAATCAATATTTAACAGAAACAGAAATAGCGTCATTACTTGAAAAAGGTTATACGGAAGAAGAAATAGCACAATATACATAAAAGGAAATAAAAATGGATAACATGGATAAAATACAAAAAGAAATTGCTCGTGGTAAACAAGCACAAGCATTACTTGAAAACGAAATTCTAAAAGAGGCTTTTGATTATTTAGAAAAAGAATACCATACAGCATGGGAAAATAGTTCTATTGAACAACAAAAACCTCGTGAAACAGTTTTTATGATGTTGAAAACTCTTAAAACAGTTAAGCAACACATAGAAAATGTCATTGCAACCGGTAAGATTGCAAATGACCAATTAACAAAAATCAACTAAGACCAAGCATAACGCAGTCTAAAGGAGCAAAAAATGACAGCCGACAACCCAACAGGGAACGAACCTATCAACATGGCGGAAGCCACAAGCCTACTACTTGACAGGCAGGAAACAGAAGATAATCCACAACCGAATCAAGAGGTACAACCAGAGGTAGAAGTTGACGAAACTGAAACCATTACAGATATAGATGAACCAATAAGTGAAGAACCTTATCAAGTTGAAGAACAAGATGAGCCACTTGAAGCTGTTGAAGAAGATGTATCGGAAGAATTAGATGAAACAATAACTGAAGCCGAAGCTGAGGAATATGAGGAACAAGAATATATTACTGTTAAGATTAATGGTGAAGATAAAGATGTTACCCTTGACGAATTAGCTGCAGGTTATAGCCGACAATCTGATTATACTAGAAAGACAACCGAACTTGCTAGCCAAAAAAAACAATTTGAACAGCAACAATCGGAACTTTTACAAGAGAGAGAAAATCTCCGCTTAGGTTTAGAGCAAGTAAACCAGCAACTATCTAGTGACATTCAAAATGAGCCAACAGAAGAACAATGGACAAGATTATATGAAGATGACCCATTGGAATATGTTAGGCAAAAAGATGCGTGGCGAGACAAAAGAGAACACTTAGCAAGGGTTCAACAAACAAATCAAGAGTTGCAATATAAACAACAAATTGAAGGTCAACAACAAATGCAAAAGGTTATAGCACAATCACAACAATACTTGAATGATGCTATACCGGAGTGGAAAGACCAGAAAATTGCCGAAAGTGAAAAAAGGAAGATTGTAAATTATGCAAAAAATTTACCTGAAAGGGAAAGATTTACAGATGCAGAATTAAGTCAAGCTACCGACCATAGGGCAATATTAATGTTGAGAAAAGCAATGATGTTTGATGAATTACAAACTAAAAAACCTCTTATGCAAAAAAAATTACGCAAAGCACCAAAGATGGCAAAGTCTGGAAAGAAAATAACAACCTCTAATGACCTAAAAAAAGGAAAGGTTGATAAAGCCTTTAGTAAGTTAAGGTCAACAGGTAGCATGGATTCGGCTGTTGATTATCTTTTACAAAAATCCACATAACCTAAAAAGGAAAAAACTATGGCAACATATAAAACCGCAAACGCAATCGGTGAAAGAGAAGATTTGTCAGATGTTATTACTCGTATAGACCCTGCAGAAACACCAATATTTTCTAATGGTAAAAAAGTAACTACATCAGGCGTATTTCACGAATGGCAAGTACAAGAACTAACAGCAGCAGCTGATGATAACTATGCCGCAGAAGGTGCAGACTATTCTTATGTCAATCCAACTGTAACAACAAGACTTGGCAATTATCATCAAATCTCAATCCAAGCCGCATCAGTATCAGGCACTTTAGATAGTGTTGACAAAGCAGGTAGGGATAAAGAGACCGCTTATGTCAAGGTTCTAAAAGGCTTAGAGCAACGCAGAGATATTGAAAAAGCATTATGTAAAAATGAAGCTCGTTCAGCATCAGACCCAAGAAAAGCTGGTAAAATTAGTTCTTATATAACTAATGTAAATCTAGTATCACCATCTACAACACCAACCGGTGATGGTAGTGATGTTTCTGACAAAGCTGGCACAAACGCTGCACTTACTTTAGCTAAAATAGACGCTGCAATGAAATTAGCATACACAGATGGTGGACAACCAGATATGTTAGTTGTTTCACCTGCTAACAAAGTCGCATTTAGTGACTTATCAGGTGGCTCAGTAGCAACTGCACAACTTCAATATTCAGCACCAAAAGAAATTGCTATTATTGGAAGTGTGTCAATGTATCTAACAGACTTTGGTGAGTTATCTGTCACAATAGACAGACAAATGCCAAATGATACAGTATTCTTGCTAGATAGTGACCATTATTCAGTTGGTCATTTACCTAACAGATTATTTTCTGTTTCAGATGTAGCACCAACCGGTGATGCAACTAAGTTTGCAATAATATCAGAATGGACATTTGTTCCAACTGCACCAAAAGCTCATGCAATGGTGACTGATTTAAGTACATCTTAGTCTAATAAATGGGAGCTGTCTTTAATGGCAGCTCCCTAAAATCAAGAGATAAAAATGACAAAAAAAATTATTGGATATGACCCACATCAAAAGAAAACAACTTATTTTCATGGTGGTAATGATGGTCAGCATTATGTTTCGGTAGAACAAGAAACAAAAGAAATAATTAAAAAAGCAAAAGACTTAGATATGGATTACAAACCATATAATCTTGTTGGAAGCCAAAACCACATGAGACAAATTGCAGAAATACCTGCAAATTTATATTATGATTTAATAGAAAAACTTGGAGAACCAAAGCACAACAAAAGGGCGTGGGCTAGATGGCTAAATGACCCTGACAACAAATTTTTTAGAACAGGCGGTGGTAATATATAATGGCAATTACAACTTATTCAGAACTTAAAACAGCTATTGCTGATTTTTTAGCTAGAGATGATTTAACATCTCAAATTGATACATTTATTGATTTAGCAGAAAGTCGCATATCTCGTGAACTAGAAACAAGGTCACAAGAAAATAGAACAACATTATCAGCAACACCTGACAATGCTTATATTTCTTTACCAACTGATTTAAGAACTATTAGAAATGTTAAAGTTATGAATAATCCAAGAGTAACATTAAGATACTTAACACCATTGCAAGTAAAAATAGAACATTCTACTACCGGCACAGGATTACCAAGAGTTTATAGTGTTATTGGCGATAATTTATTTTTAGCACCAATACCTGATAGTGCATATAATATAGAATTAACTTACAAATCAGGCGTTGCATCATTAAGTGATAGTAATACATCAAACACTATTTTAACTAGATACCCTGACTTATATTTGTATGGTAGTTTATTTCATGCTTATACATATTTGCTTGATGAACAAAGAGCTGCACAATATGAACAACTTATACAATTAACATTGCAACAAATTAGAATTGATGATGAAAAAGGAAGTTATGGTTCTGGTTTAGAAATGCGAAGTCTTTACAGTGAGATGACATAATGATGAATATGTCATTTGGTGAATGGCTACCAGACCAACCTGATAACGCAAGTGGTGTTACAGTTGCTAAAAATGTAATACCGGCTGCAAAAGGTTATAGAGGTTTGCAAGATTTATCGGCTTATAGCAATGCTGCAAGTGGTAGAATAAGAGGTTTATTTGCGGCAAAAGATAGTAGTGGTGACCCAAAAATATTTGCTGGTGATGCTAGCCAATTATATGAATTTACAAAATCAAATTCTAATTTAACAAACATATCTAAATCAGGTAATTACACAACACTTGATGATACAGATGTTTGGAAATTTATAGACTTTAGTGGTTTTGTTATTGGTGCATCAGGACACAACAATATATTACAAGTATATGATAATGGTACAAGTTCATTGTTTGCAGATATATCAGGTTCACCTGCCGCAAAACACATAGCGGTTGTTCGTGATTTTGTTTTTACCGGCAATGTAAAGTATGGCGGCACAACATATACAAATAGATTGTATTGGTCATCATTGGCATCACATACCGGTTGGACTGCAGGAACAAATCAATCTGATATACAAGATATATTTGATATGGGTGAAATTACCGGCATTGTTGGTGGTGAATATGCAACAATATTATGTGAAAAAGGCATTGTTATTGGTACTTATAGTGGAACGCCTTTAATATTTCAATTTGACAAAGTGCAAACAGGTTTTGGTTGTAACTATCCTAATTCTGTTGCTAATGTTGGTTCAACTGTATTTTATTTATCAGATGATGGTTTTTATAAATTTGATGGTAGAACATCAACACCAATAGGTGCAGAAAAAGTTAATAGATTTTTCTTTGATGATTTTACAATTAGAAACAAAGGAAGAATGTCAACCGCTGTTGACCCAACAGAACAAATAGTTGTTTGGTCTTATACATCAGGTTCATCTAACAATGATGAGCCGGATAGATTGTTAATATATAATTATGCTTTAGATAGATGGTCTTATGCAGAATTAGATTGTGAATTAATATCTTCTTTTATGACTATTAATTATACCCTTGAAGAATTAAATTTTATAAGTACATCCTTAGATGGATTACCGGCATCATTAGATAGTGCTATTTATATTGGCGGTCAATTTATCTTTGGTGGTGCAAAAGACAAAAAAATACATACTTTTTCTGGCAACAATAAAGCGGCTTTAATAGAAACAGCTGATTTAGATACCGGTGGTGGTAAAACAAGCATTATAACAAATGTAATACCTTATGTTGAAATTGCACAAGGAACAACACCGGATATATCGGCACAAGTATCAACAAGAAATAGACAAGTTGATAGTGATAGTTTTGGTAATTTATCATCTTTAAATGCAAATGGATATTGCAACATTAGGTCAAATCAAGGTAGGTATCATAAGGTAAGATTAAATGTATCAGGCACTTGGAAATATATTCAAGGTGTGGAATTAGAGGCAAAGACAACAGGGAAAAGGTAAATGGCAGACAATCAATATAGAAAGTTACCACAAGCCGGTGGTGACCCTAGATTAGTTGCTGAAATAGTTAACAGAACAATAGATGGCGGATTAAATTCTACCGGTAGCGTTACCTTGCAAACCTCATCTTCTACAACAACAGTAAATGATGCTCGTGCAAGTGAAAACAGCGTTGTTTTGTTTATGCCAAAATCAAGTAATGCCGCAAGTGAATTAACAAGTTTATTTGTATCAACAAGAACAAATGGTTCTTTTACAATTACACATAATAGTAGTGGAACATCAAGACAATATGAATACATCATCATTGGATAAAGAAGCGTGGCTAAAGTCACGAAAATATATTTTGGAAGCATTAGATAGAGGCATTGATACGCATACTGAAAAAGATATTTATTATGCAATTACAAGAAATGATGCACAACTTTGGACAGGTCAAAAGTCAGCTTGTGTAACTGAAATAGTCACATACCCTAAATACAAAATGTTAAGATTTTGGTTAGGTGGTGGTGACTTAGAAGAACTAAAAGAAATGGAAAAGCCAATTTGTGAGTGGGCTAAATCTATTGGTTGTAAAAAATCAATGATTATGGGTCGCAAAGGTTGGTCAAGAGTAAAAGATAAAGATAGAGCCTATGAAGAAGTAGGTACAATTTCAATAAGGAGTTTATAATGAGTATAGGTGGCGATAAAACAGGAACATCAGTTTCAACTACAAACCCCCCTGCGTATGCAGCACCATTTTTAGCCTATGGAGCAAATGAAGCCCAAAGACTTTATGGTGAGGGCGGAGGTTTAAACTATTTTCCAGAAAATACTGTTGCAGGTTTTAGCCCTGAACAACAAATGGCTATGAATTTGCAAACTAATAGGGCATTGTCAGGTTCACCATTACAAAGACAAGGGCAAGATTTAGCATTAAATACACTTCAAGGTAATTTTTTAAACGCAAACACAAATCCTTATTTTCAAAGAGCCGTTGTTGACCCTGTAACGGATAGGGTACAAGGCACTTTTTCACAAGCAGGTAGATTGGGGTCAGCTTACAATCAAAACGCCCTTACAAACGCCCTTAGTGATGTCTATTATAAAAATTATGAAAACGAAAGAAGCAGACAAAATGCTATGTTGTCTAATGTACCTGCTCTTGCTAACCAAGATTATACTGATTATTCAAACTTAGCTAAAGTTGGTCAAGTAAGACAACAACAAGCACAAAGAGATATTTTAGCTAATATGGATAGATTTAATTTCCTTCAATCAGCACCTGCACAAAACTTAAATCAATTCTTAGGTCAAGTTGGAACTGCTGCAGGAAATTATGGTTCAAAAAGTTCACCTTATCAATACAATCCATTTAACCAAGCGTTAGGAACTATTGGTAGTATTGTTGGTATTGGAACAGGCATTAAAGGATTTATGGGAAATTAAAATGACAAGACAAGAAATATTAAATTCAAATCTACCCCCACAAGAAAAACAAAAAAGATTAAATATGCTTGACCAAATATCGGCAAGTACAGCAAATGCGTCATTGGGTGGTCTTTTACAAAGTTCAATGCAAAATATGGGTAATAACCCTCTTGGCATTACGCCAAGACCAATGTTACCACAAACGCCAACACCACCTGCTAATGTGGACACTTTATCATTAAGAAACCTACCTGCTTCACCAAATGTAGATTTAAGAACAGCACCTAGACAAGGTATGCAACCACCAACTATTGCTCAACAAATCCAACCACCTAGAACTGCTAACAAAGGAATATTTAATAGGCTTGAAAGAGCATATACAGAAGCAGCACCAATGTTAGCAATGGCACAAGAATTTAATAGAATGGGTGCGGCTAGACCAATGGGCTCAAATGTTCAAGCAGACCCAATGGGTGCTTATAGAAAAGCAAAATATGGTGATGAAAAAGACACAAGAACAAGTTATGAAAAAGTTGCTAAAGCAATGAATATTCCTTTGGAAGAATATATGGATAAGTATGTTAAACAAGTTAATCCATTACAACAAGAAGCAAAACTTACCGCTTATAAAACTATGACTGAAAAAGCAAATGCAGCTCGTGAAGCATTGCCAAATATAGACATTATGCAATCAATGTTAGATGACCCTAATTTTGATACAGGTGCTTTATCTGGTATAAGAAAATACGCACTTGGATTGTTTGATGCTTTTGGTTTAGTTGATGAAGAAGGAAGAACACAACTTTCACAATTAACAAGTTTTGACGCTTTAAGTAATAATTTAGTTTTACCTCTAGTAAAAATGTTAGGTGTAAATCCAACTGATAGAGATTTGGCGTTTGTTCAAGCGGCAGCACCAACATTAGGTAAATCTAAAGAATCAAATCAATTATTAATAAATGCCCTTAAAATTGCTCAAAGAAGGCAAATTCGTTATCAAGCATTATATGTGGAAGTAAGTTCACAATTTGGTGGTTCTAAAACACACCCAGAATTAGAAATGATAGCGACTAACAAATTAACTCAAGAATTTGCCGGTGAAGTTGAAAATTTAAAAGAACAATTTAAAGGTTTATCTAATACTGAAAATAATGATGGTTTATTAAACTTTAAAGAAGTATCAGAGGGTACATAATATGTCTAAATATTCTTTTGAAAAAGACAATCAAGAATTTACATTAACAACACCAAAAGGTGTTAATGTAAGTTCATCAGAAGCACTTGATATATATAATGAATTTAAAAATAATAAAATTTTACCTGAGGGCTATAAACTTGCACCAAGTTTAAGAGGTAAAACATCAATTATTTCACCTAGATTATCACCTGTTTTAAGTGGTGTATCATCAGCTTTTGCTGATGATTTTGCTGGAGGACTGCAAGGTTTACTTAGTAAAGATTTAACAATAGGTGAAGGTGCTGTATTAGCAGATAAAACAAAAGATTTTCAAAGACAAAACTTTCCAATTCAATCAACGATAGAGGAAGGTGCTGGTTTTTTTGCAAATCCATTAGGCAGAGTTTTTAGCAAATTTGAAAAAGGAAAAAGTAAAAAAGCAAGAATTGGAACAAGAGTTATTGAAGGTGGCATTTATGGTGTTGGTGAAGGTGAAGTTATATTAAGGGAAGATGGAAAAATTAATGTACCTGAAACTTTACAATCAAAAGGACTTAATGCTGCAAGAGATGCTTTTATTTCAGGTGTTTTTAATACTATTGCAGTACCATTAGGTGATGGTGCATCAAATCTAATATCCTTGAGAAGAAGCCGAGCATCAAAATTAGGAAAAAAACGAGCCGAAAAAGAATTAAGAGAACTTATTGAAACTAGCGGTCAAAATATAGATACTTTTTTTGAAAATGTAATTAAAAAAAATAAAAAAGGTTATTCTTTAATTGATGCACCTGAAGTTGATGATGACCAAATGATGATTATTGCTGCAAAAGTTCTTGGCGAAAATAACAAAGCAAGAGATATAAGAAACTTTTTTAAAAATAGAAACAATACATTAAATAAAAGAGTAAAAAGTGAACTTGAAATTGCCTTTCCAGAAACAGGTTTAAGGTTTGAAACCTTAAAAAAATTGTTACACACGAGGGGTGTCAAAGCAGATGCAATTTATAAGATAGCAAACGCAAAAAAAATAAATATTAAAAATGATATTGAATTTCAAAATATTATTTCAAAACCTGATTTTGAAGAAGCCTTTGAAAGAGCATTAACTTTAGCAAAACTTGATGGTGTAAAAATGCCTAAAGTTTTTATTAAAAATGGTAAAATTGTTGATGGCAAAAATAATGAAATAATAGAAATGAAAACTGAATTATTACATTATATTAAAATGGGATATGGCAAAGCCTTGCAGACCGGTAAAGCTAAAGGTGAGGTTGCTATTGATAATACTGAAAAAGGTATAAGAACAAGAAACTTAAATGATTATTTATCTTGGTTAGATAGTAAAAATCCTGCATATAAAAAAGCTCGTGACGAATTTGCTGGTGATAGTGAAGTAATAAAAGCATTAGATGATGGCTATAATTTTCAAAAAATACAAACAGTTGAAGAATTACAATATATTATGGATAATTTATCAAAAAGTGAAAAGACATCATTTCAACAAGGTGTGTATAATTTTTTTGAACAAAGATTAACACAAACAGTTAACACAGGTGTTGAGGGCATGGGTGCAAATCCTGCCTTAAATGTTATAAAAACACCAAACAATAGAGATTTTTTAAGAATTATATTAGGCAAGAGTGAAGGCGATAAATTAATTAATAATTTAACTGATATTGTAAAAATGAAAAATACTAGCAATTCAGTTTTAAACAAATCAAATACTGCTGAAAAAATTTCAAGGGCAAATAAAATAATAACGGAAAGTAAAGATATAGCTAATATGTCAAAATCAGAAATTATAAAAAAATTAATATCTACAAAAGATGTTGCATCAAAACCAGAACTTTATCAACGAGGTTATGCTGATAGAGTGTATGAATTTATGACTGCCGCAAGCCCAGAAGAATTGTTAAAGATAAAAAGTGATATTAAAATTTCTGGCTATGATAAAGTTTATGAGAAAATTGTCCAAACACTTATTGCGACAGGTAAAATTTCACAACAAGCAATTATAGGAAACCCAACATCTTTAATACAAGAAACATCAAGAAATATTGCAGAAGATAATTTATAGTAATTAGGAGTACAAAATGAGCAAAACAAACATTACCACATGGTCAGACACAGCTTCATCTAATACTGATATAAACAGTATAGATATTAGTGAAGGTTGCTCACCAAGTAATATAAATAACGCAATGCGTGAAATAATGAAACAAGTTGCTGACATTAATTTAGGCACACAAGCATTATCAACAATAAAAATAGACAACCTTCATCTTGATGGAAATACCATTGTTACTTTAGATACTAATGGTGACCTAAACCTTACTCCTAATGGTACAGGGTCGGTTGTTATTGCTAAAGTTGACATTAATGGTGGAACAATAGACGGAACACCTATTGGTGGTGCTAGTGCAAGCACAGGAGCTTTTACAACATTAGCCGCAAGTTCAACAGCAAATTTAGGTTCTTCTGTAACAATATCAGGTGGTAATATAGATGGCGTTATAGGTGCAAATACTCCTGCGGCTATTACAGGCACAGTTATTACTGCTAATACAAATTTTGCAGGCAATCTTACAGGCAATGTTACAGGAACAGTAGATGGTGTCGTAGGTGGTACAACCCCTGCCGCAGTTACAGGAACAACAATAACTGCAAATACTAAGTTTGTCGGTGCAATAGATGGTAATGTTACAGCAACAAGTGGTACATCAACATTTAACAATGTGACCATAAATGGCACACTTGATATGGACAGTACAACATCTCAAACAATTACAGGACTTGCCACGCCCTCTGGTTCTACAGATGCAGCTACAAAAGGCTATGTTGACACCGAAGTATCAGGATTAGTTGACTCCGCACCTGCAGCATTAAACACATTAAATGAATTAGCCGCAGCATTAGGTGATGACGCTAGTTTCTCAACTACAATTACAAATTCAATAGCCGCTAAATTACCACTTGCAGGTGGTACTATGACAGGCGATATAGACGCTAATTCCAATACTGTTAGTGGATTAAAAGCTCCATCAAGTGCAAATGACGCTACAACAAAAACTTATGTAGATACTGCAGACGCACTAAAACTTAATCTAAGTGGTGGTACATTGTCTGGCAACCTTGCTATGGGTGATAACAAAGTTACAGGTCTTGCTGCACCAACTGCAGATAATGACGCTGCTAGAAAAAAATATGTAGATGATATAGCAGGTTCAGGTACTGCTGCCGCAACATCAGCTTCGGCTGCCGCAACTTCTGCAACTGCATCAGCAACTTCTGCTACCGCTAGTGCAAGTTCTGCTACGGCTTCGGCTGCAAGTGCTACTTCTGCCGCTTCATCATTAGATAGTTTTACAGATATATATTTGGGTCAAAAGTCATCAGCACCTACTGTTGACAATGATGGTGACGCTTTAGTTACAGGTGCTTTATATTGGAATACATCAAGCAATCAACTGTTTGTTTGGAATGGTTCTGCGTGGACACAAGGCTCATTTAGCTCTAGTGGATTTTTAGCAACAGGAAATAATTTATCTGATGTTGCTAATGCTGGCACAGCTAGAACTAATTTAGGTTTAGGAACATCTGCCGTTTTAAATGTTGGAACAAGTGCAAACAATATTCCACAACTTGATAGTAATGGTAAATTACCTGCTCTTGATGGTAGTCAATTAACTAACTTAAATGCACAATTTGGTTTATATGGTTCAGCAAGTTCTCCTATTACATATACTGTAACAGTAGCATCAAAAACTGCAGCACACCCTTATAATGGTGATGGTAGTTCTAGTGCATATTTCTTAAATGGTATTGAAAGCCCTGCATTACAATTACAAGGTGTTGATGGTACAACTGCAAACACAGAATATTTTTACAAGTTTGACCAAGCACATAGTTCTAATAGTGGACACCCACTAAGATTTTATAAAGACGCTGCAAAAGCTGAGGCTTACACATCAGGCGTAACAACAAATGGTACTGCAGGTAGTTCAGGTGCATATACAACGATTGCGGTTGATGATGCTACACCAAATGTATTGTATTATGAGTGTTCTAGTCATGCTTATATGGGTAATTATGTAACAACACCTGCTACAAGTGTGCAAGGTTTAGACGCAGAATTAACCGCTATTGCAGGACTTACTTCTGCTGC